GTGTTAGTGGAGATTTCTGTTTTACTACATCAGGTATAATATCCCAAGTATTTGTATCAGGATTATATTCAGTTGGTTTAATAACTTCTGTTACTGAAATTGTAGTTCCTGTTTCTCCTACTACAGAACATCGCCATTCTCCTCCGTGCGCTACACAATCTGCTTCATTTCCATCAAATGCATCACCGCCGTGACATACACAACTTTTTCCACCCGACGGCAGATTTGAAGAGAAAGCATCAAAACTCAATAATCCACCACCGGCACCTTGAGTTAGTTTAGGTATTTGTGGTTTTTTGTTGGAGTCGTCTATACCTAATATATCACCTAAATCTATGATTGGATCATCTGCACTGGCGTTTGAATTTGTTGCCTTATTATATAATGTTACGATATCATCCATCACTGGTTCAGTGATATGAGAAAGCATCTTATTATTGTTTACTAGGGCACAGGGATCACTTGTTGCAATTTTAGCAAATGCTGCCCATTGAGCGAGTTTGTTAATGGCCGCGTTCATTGCCGCGATATCTTTTTCTGCCAAGTCTTTTAGAGACTTGGTCATAGCATCACACATTCCCTGGAAATCACCAAGTAAACCTTGAACTGCTTGAGTGTTTATCAGCATATTAGATAATTTTGATGGATCAGTAGCATCACGAATGATTGATTGGACACGAGATTGGATTTGTGGTAAATCTCCCAGCCCCATAGCATCATCCATAACACCAGCAGAATCAAATAATGTAGCAAAACCTGCCACACAATCAATCATATCGTCAGCTTTACCTAAAGATTTAGATAACTCACGACCCGCTTGCTGAATACCAGTATTTTTGATATAATCTTTGGTCGCTCCTTCAAGAGCATCCTGAGCGAGTTGACCACAAGAATTTAACGAGTCCGAAAAGTCTTGAACCTCCTGCATTGTCTCCCACATTGCAGTACCATCCGCGCCAAAACCTTGTTCAAGAGTATATTGATCAAGATTGTCTGTAACATTTAATGATTCACCAGCGGCCTTCATTGAATCAACTTTTGAGAATGCAGGAGATTTTAATTCTTTACCTAGATTGTTGAGTGCATCATCTACCCCATTAAAATATGATGTCCCAGAGGCCGATTGAACAAGTTCGCCTGGTGTGGCACTACTGTTAGTGGATGTAGCATCCACTGTATCACCTATTGCATTTGTGACTGTATCAATCGTTGAATCGAGAATACCCATTATTTGCTCCTATGGATTTAAGTGTATAACAGCACCCTTAATAGTATGAATACCAGCAGACTCATCATCCTTTGTGCCTACTGTAGATATATTTGTATTTCCTAATATATCAACATTCCAATTACCCATCACTTCAATATTATAATTACCTCCCACCTGAACATTATAATTTCCGTCAATCTTTAAATGTGCATTCCCATCAACAGTTACATAACAATTACCACCATTCCCCTCGGCATCTGGTGTAATATGAATATAATCATCACCCATCGTAATATGATAGTTGTCTTTGACAACCTTTGTCACTTTTGTTCCATCAGCACGAATTTCCTCAAATGTTCCTGCTTTATGCCAACGCATTAATCTTTCATTATCAAGTGTATCGTCCCACTCTTCTACGTGACCAGATTCACTAGCTCGAACGTGATTGAATGGATATACTGCCGCAAATGGATTAGGAGGCTCTGACCAAGTGGAGGCACTCAATGCCACTGTTACATCTTCATCTTCTATTCTCCCACCCTTCGTATCGAGGTCGGTCGGTTTAGAGTCTATAGGAGCATTTTCAATTGGTTCTTCAAACTCAATTACAGCACGTCTATGTGTATCTGGTTCTATTAAATGGGTTGCTTTCGGATACACCATATTAGGATCATTGAAACCAGAAACCCCAGGAGTCTCCATAGGGAATCCACCTAATGTTCCCATCACGATAGGTTCTTGACAATTCTTTCCATCTCTGAAAAATCCAACTACCCAAGTTCCTTCAACAACACCGATAGGACTTTCGCCGATCCCATTCATTGCCGCAGAAGTGATTGGTTGCATTGGATAGGCCCACGGTAAATCAGCAGTTGGTATACCCTTATCGATGCCTTGTGTTTTATTTTCTGTGTGGAGTCCAGCAATACGAACCTTTACGCGGCCGAGTTTCATCGGATCGTTTCTTTCTTCAACAACACCAGTAAACCAAATAAATCCATCAAATCCCATAAACTGCATATTATTAACCTCTCGCTGATATTGTCACTTTTGGATCAGAATAGAAACCATCTTTCATACATTCAAGTGTCATAATATATTCCGTATTATTAATTTTATGATGGATTGCTGATACGAACCATTCTCCAGTCATATATTGATCCTCTGCTTCCTCTCCTTGATGAATATTAGTAGGAATGTGAAGAGTCAGAACATCACCCGCATAAATGTTTGAATCGCCTGCTATATCAAACGAAATAATATTATTTCGTAATTCCGCTTTTTTCATATCATATACACCATAATGATTTTTATCTCCCTTATCGTGAATATCATATAGATAGTTACTACTCATAAATCCAGAATGTGCCTCTGAATTTGATGTAAATAAATTACCAGCATTTAATCCAACTTCACCGAGAGTTGTGTCCATCATACCATCGTAAATAACTTCGTATTTGTCAAGTTTCTTCGTAATTAAATTATGAGTCAATAATGAATTACTATATAATCCATTCATTGTTCCCTCGGATAAATCAAATCTCTGTATTTCATTATAATCCTTCATAGTAGATCCATCAATGACACCTCGTCCAGATGTAGTAGTATGAAAGTCTGTAATGTGATTATTTTTCAAAAACAATTCTCTCATTGGCTCTTTATTTTTTAGGGTGTCAATTGTTACAAACTGAAACCCCTCATTATTTTCAAAAAACATATAATTAGAATAATTGTCCAGAGATACACTATTTTTAGCAAGAAAATTCATCAATTGGAATGGATTCCAATTAGGAACAACAATATTTTTAGTGTGTTTTGTTGCCTCAATCTCCTTCATCTGTTCCCATTCATAATCAACGCCAAACTCCATTATATCGGCAGCAACATACTCTACAATTTCAGAGGAAGTCATTCCAGAAAAAGACCTACTGATAATAGTATTATTATTCTTTATAAGTGTTGGAGAAACTACACCCACATCATAGATAATATATCCATTTTCTTTTTGACCATTGGTAATACTATTAATAACGAATTGCTTTTCAAAATTTGCTGTTGTGTCCACTGAAAGGGAGGGAGTAATGATTTCAATTTTAATCATCTCCTTTCCTGAACCAATAATACCATTCGCCTCAACAAAACCAGTACCATCTTTGACTTTGATGTTACCAATAATACAGTTATTGTAGATACTTTCAAAAATAGAAACTTGTTCCACAATTCCTGACATTTCTGATTCATCACCAAACTGATTGACAAATATAATGTCCCATTCAGATAATCCGGCGGCATTTAGATTTAGAGCCATTTATTCTTCCTGTTTCTGTTTTGGTATTTTCTTCATATGCATTTTAAATTCTTTCTCTATTTTACTAATATATTCCATTTTGACTATACGTACACTCCGTTTTAATTCATTTTTATGGATTTCCCATTCGATATTGGTAATAGGAACTCTATCATTTTCAGGACTATCTTCATCAAATTGATTGTATTCATTATCTTCCCAATGATGAATATCATTGATATTATCATAAAGTTTTTCAGCATATGCATAAACTTCAGTTTCAAGCATAATCCAATCATAAAATGGATCAATGATGTTATTGATTGCACAAATAATCCACCAATAATCTTGATTATTATATAAAGCCAATGACAATTTCTCAGGTGTCATTTCATTTTCGATTTTTTGTTTATAGAACATAAAACTATATTCTGAAACATAGTCTAATAATGCAATTCTATGTGTTATATCTTTTATAGATGCACCATTATATTCTAATTCGGGTAACATTGATGAATACTTAGCCATAATTAATATCCTTTTTTCATATCATCAAACGTAAGAACACTAATTTCTTTACAAGTGATAGTTAATTGCGTTTCTATAGGTGCACCATTATCATAAGCAGTCCAATTTCCTGCTGGTGTATAATTAACATCAACATTAGTAATAAATGAATCCTTCACTTCAAATAAGTGCCTGTTAATCTTATCCCCATCCCAGAATTGAATTGAAATTGTCGGAGGTATTGATAATCTACCAATTCCGACATAATTTTTTAACCATTTTTCTGCATCTCCCTCGGCTGGCATTGGCAATTGTGCATCGGCTTCTCTCAGCTTATTCATTTCCTCAATTTGTTTCGCAACCTCACCATCATCAACATTACCAAAAGCACTTGCTGTTTTCGGAGAGGAAGCAATCTTGAACCAATTAACAATAGATTCAATAGCGGCTTGTTCTTCTGTGTTTCTGGGAGTCATTCTCCAACTGAAGGTGTGTCCTCTGAGGGTGGGACCTTCATATATCATTCCCATTTTATTATTGAGAATAGAGCCTTTTGACATTTTTGAAGAATTGTTAGGCGAAATTACAGCTTCAACCATACTTGCAATTTCCATTCCAACACCTTTAGAAGATTTATCTATTGATGATGCTATTCCAGTTCCTGATTCTCCTCTATTATTCATCATTCCTTCTGCATCGCTGAAAGATTGATTGTATTGAGTTCCTAATGTCAATGGCATAGGCAACATTACTTTTCCGATAAAATCCTTTGCTATAAAATTATTTTGGCTCTTCACTTTATCAGCTGGTGATTCAATTGGAACCCAGGAATTAAAAGTTATCATAGTCCAAAAGTTTCCTGCTGATTCCCCTTCTAAAGGAAATTTCAGTGTTTTGGGAGTGTGATTCTTCCATACATTACCCATTCCAATAACATCATCAAGCACGCCCATAGAATCAAGTGCGTACATTAAGCTAACGCTTACACCTACGCCTACACCTGCCCCTACACCTGCCCCAATAATTGTTTTGGTTATTTTACCCATAATCAATGCTCCAAAATATGTTTCTCAAGTATTTATATAAATACTTGAGATGGCACATAAAGGTAAGTATAAAGTTACGAATCGTGAGAAATACGTTGGTGATGTGGATAACGTAGTATATCGCTCATCTTGGGAAAGACGATTTATGGTGTATGCTGATTCTAATCCCAATGTAGTTGAGTGGAATAGTGAAGAATTAGTAATTCCTTATGTGAGTCCTGTTGATGGTCGTGTACATAGATATTTCACTGACTTCTGGATTAAAGTGAAAGACACGGAAGGAAATGTGAAGAATATTGTGATTGAGGTTAAACCTAAAACACAAACAGCGCCACCGAAGATGGGAAAGACCGCAAAGAGTAAGTATAGATATTTGAAAGAATTAAAGACTTGGAAAGTAAATGAAGCAAAATGGGAAGCCGCTCAAGAATTCTGTGACGATAGAATGTGGCAATTCAAGATACTAACTGAGGATCATTTGGTAAGATAACGATGACAAAGGTAGCGATAGAACGAGGTACAGAAGCAAAGGCGAGTGATGGTAATCGCTATCGTTGGCTTGGTGCTCAATGGGGAATGATTGCCAAATCAGGCAAGACTTCTCGTATGGCGAAACGTGTTATTGGTCAAGAATTGACTCAGAAAGCACTGTCATCAAGGACTCTTTCAAAAAGAACAAAGGCTAAGAAGTCTGCCGCCTGGTTCAAGAAGAAAGTTGGCGAGTCTGCAAAAGGATTTAGAATTAAGACAAAACTAATGCCAGGAAAGATGTATACATTTGGATATGATGCCAAGCATAAGAAAACACTTCCTTACTGGGATAGATTTCCATTAATTATTGTTATAGATGTATATAAAGATGGATTCTTAGGATTAAATTTTCATTATCTGTCACCTATTGAACGTGAAAAGTTCTTGACAAAAGTAATGAAGTATGCTACACAAAAAGGGGATCCTGAAACATTCACTAGAAAAGCGAGATTCAATATCACTTGGAATGCAATACGAAATATACGGGGAGCAGACAAGATGATACATAAATATTTATATCCTCACGTAAGAACTACATTACTGGAGGCTCCACCTAGCGAGTGGGAAAATGTAATTTATCTGCCTTATCAAAAATTCGTTGGAGAATCTGCTAAAGCAGTTTGGAGAAAGTAAAATGAATGTAAGTCAATTCGGTGCTATTATTAGAAAAGGAGATTTAGCAAGAACTAATCTATTTAGAGCGGTCGTAACGAAGCCACCAAAA